CCTTAGCCCGCGCCTTTGGCGGCGGCAACGAGAACGCGTCCGAGGACATGGGCAGTTTCATCAGCAACTGCGGACGCTTGCAGGAAGCCACGGGCGCAGCGCTCCTGGTTGTCCACCACTCAGGCAAGGATGCGTCATTAGGTCTGCGTGGTCATTCAAGTTTTTTAGGTGCAGTGGATACGCAGATTGAGATTACCCGCCATACCGATCAAATGGCAGGCACGCTTAAAGTGACTAAGCAAAAGGATGGCAAGGACGGTGTGGAAATTCACTTCTCCATGGAAACGGTGAACTTTGATGAACCAACAACGTCTGCCGCCAAGCTAAACCTTGGATTTGATGATGACCAAGCCAGCACGCTAGTGGTCAAACCCTTTGAGGGTGAGTTACCTGATGGCGTTGGATTTAAGCCGCCACAAAGCGCAAAGCCAAACGCAGGACGCGGTAAGCACCAATCGATGGGCAGGGAAGCGTTACGCCATATTGTGAAGACCGAAGGGCAATACCAGATCGTCCAAGGTGAACGCCATCGCGTGGTGACGTTAGAGCGTTGGCGGGATGAGGTATACGCCAGGCTTGGAAGCGATGTGGAGGATAGCGATAGACGCAAGCGTTGGAAGGAAGTGAAGGACAAGTTAGTTGAGCTTGAGTTTGCCGCCATAAGAAACGATTTGGTGTGGATCAGACCGATTAACCAGGAAGGATTTTGATGTTAAGCGTCCGAATGTCCGAAAGTGATGTTTTGGCGTCCGAATTAGAGTGTCCTAAAGTTGATGTTTTGTCCTTTAAGCGTCCGAAAACGCGTACGAAGTTGTCCGAAAACGCCATCGAACAAAATTTCATAGCGTCCGAAATGTGTGTGTGTCTGAAAGACACACATTCGGACGGTGAAATGTTCCGGACGTTTGATGTGTGATGTGTGATGTGAAGAGAAAGGATTTGGGTTATGGCGGCAAAAGATAAGCGCGGGAAGGTGAGAGATGGTTTGTATGGCGGGTCAGAGGATCGGTTAAAGAATCCTTTTGAAGAGGATGACCAGATCGTGTTGGCGATGAATAGTGTGGCGGTCAGTGTGATGAAGAGAAAGCGTGAGGCGGATAAGGTTTGGGGATTAGATCGTTTGGCGGAACTGGTAAGCGAGGAAACGCGATTAAGGTTTTGGAAGCAGCTATGGCGGTGTAGGGATGCGCGGAAAGCGAGAGACGTTGAGGCGTATAGGTTAGCTTGTGGCGGGATGATGCGAGCGTATGACGTGTTGGAGGCTGAAGCGAAAGCGATGAACGCTGAACCGTTGGCGGTAAGTGTTATGGAGGGTCAACGGGATGACGGGAGCGTGTTTGCGATTTGCGCTGATACGGCAACTGTCCACGCCTACGCGGCAATGAGACCTGAATGCGACTGCTGGACGATGGACGAAGTGGCGGTTATCTTGCAGCAGGAGTTTTTCACGCAAGCGGTGAACATCAAACGGGTGATGCCAGGTGCTGAAGTGTTGACGTTGATGGAGGAGCAGGATATTGGTCCGGTGTACAAGGGACATAGTGAGCAGGCTTACGCGTTGAGCAAGGACGCGTTGGCGGCGATGGAAAGTCAGTCAAAACGAAAGGCTTGAATCGTTTGGCGGAAAGCTCCCGGTTTTTGCATGTTTTTGGCTACGGGAATATATGGGGTGTGCCTGATGCAAGCGATGAAGCGGTGATCGGTCAGTGAGAACGATTCACGATTGCGAGCGATTCTGGTTAGCGAATGATTCGCTAAGGCGAGCGATTCTCGACCATGATCGAACGATGCAAAGCTTGATCGGCGCTCTGGCGTAGCCATAGGCGCGCGGAAAGCGCCCTTGTAGGCGATTAAATAGCATCATGGCTATCACCCTACATGCTTTCGAGAAAATCGATTGTCGGTGATTCTATGGGCTTATCCTCCAAAGCGTTAAGGCGAGCGCATGCAAGCGCCAAGCGTAAAGCTTAGGCGTCAATGGGCGCTGTACGCTAAAGCGCAAGGCGTCAATAGGCGCTCTACGTGGAGCGTAGGCGCGCGAAAAAAAAGCCCCGAAGGGCTTTGATTAAGTTTTCATGCTTTCATGCTGGCGTTAAAGGTTAAAGAAAATCGCGCACGCAAGTGCGACGCCGAAAATAACGGCGATTGTCCAATCGATTAGGCTTTGCATGGTTTAAACCTCCGCAAATTGTTTTGCTGATTTTCCGTGGACGACAATGGCGATCGATGCTGCGCTTGGTTTTAAAGCGCCGTCACATGCTCCGCATGTGATGCATTGTTTTTTGTCGCCTCCCTCGGGGCTTGCTGGGCAAATTGCTTCGTTTTGAAGCTTGAGCGCCGATCCGATCGGAATAACGCGAAAGGTCCGCCAACCCATTGCGCGAGCGATGTCGCGATCGCTGATGCTATCGGCGCTTGCCATGCACAATTCGCGATGAGCTTGGGCGAATGGTTCGCGCCATTGGTGGGTGTATCCCGTCCAATCGCTGGCAAGCTCAAGCAAATCGAGCCAATTTTCGGCCGGGATCATGGCGGGGTCGCCATAGGCGCCAAGCCTAATTTTTCGACCCTTGAGCCAAAGCGCTGCAAACTTTACGTTATGTGAAAAATCAGGGTATGAGCCACGCTCGAAAGCTTTAAAAACTGCGTTAACGCTTTTGGAGTAATCAACGTAGCATGTGCGCTTTTGGCTTTCATTGCCACGATGCACACAATCGCCACAAATGCTTTTATCATTGCCAGTATTAACGGCGGTTATAGGATTAACGTCCGATCTGATGATATAAGTTTGGACCATGTTCCCGGTTTTGACATTGCTAGACTCAAAAACCGCGATCCCGACAATGGGCGCTTGATCGATTGGCGAGAATCCGCGATAAAAAACAAATCCGTTTGGCTTGCGCATGATATTTACTCCGTTTTGATTGATTGCGACAAGCAAAACAATAGCATGGGCTTGCATTGATCGATTGACCGTTAGTCGGAAAATTTCAACCATTGAAGGGTTTTATATGGCGGGGCAACCACAAAAGCGCGCAGCGCTTGCGGTTATTGAGAAAGTAGGCGAGGAGGAGATTCTTGAGCGAATAAGCGCTGGCGAAAGCGTGCGAGCCATTGCTGAGAGCATTGGAGTAAAGCAAGGGCATTTGAATAGGTGGCTCCTCGCTCCGGAGCGCAGCGCTCAGTACGCACGCGCACGCGAGGAGCGCGCCTCGGCGCTGGCAGAGGAGGCGCTGACGATCGCCGACGAGGCGAAGGACGATCCTAGACTGCGCGTTGATACGCGCAAATGGTTTGCTGCGCGCCTTGATCCGCGATCATGGGCGGAGAATCGCGCGCCAGTCGTGGCGATCAACATAGACTCGCAAGCATGGACGGCGATTAAGCAAGCTGAATCGCTGACAATTGATGCAGTGCAGCATGATTGAACGCGTATTAATCGCTTTACCAAGCGCGACAATTGTCGCCCAAAGGCGCAAAAGCTGACAATCTAGCGGGTTTCGACGGTCAATCGAGAATCATTCGCGCCCTCGATTGACTTGAAATTAAGAATCATTCGCATTTGATAATCGTTTTGACCCCCCTGGCGCGATTTGGGCGGGGCGGCTTTGCCGCGGTGCTCCACACGCGCCAACTTATGCTTCGCATACCTGGCCGCGCTAATCGCATACCTGGCCGCGCCAACCCGCCCCCACCCACCTTTCATCGCTCCGACGAACGGCCCTCCAAAAAAATTTCACAAGTGAGCAAAACACTGTTACGCTTGCAACAAGTAACAAACACAGGGGAACGAGATGGCGATTTATGGTTATGCAAGGGTCAGCACGCAAGAGCAAGTGGATAACACGTCACTGGCCGAGCAGATCAGAAAGGTTCAGGGATTGGCGTTGATTCGTGGCGAGGATGTGGCTGAAGTGTTTACGGATGAGGGTGTGAGCGGGTCCGTGCAACTTGCCAAGCGTGATGCGGGTTCGCGTTTAGTGGCGGTTTTGCAGCCAGGCGATGTGGTGGTGATGACGCAATTGGATCGTGCGTTTCGTGACACGGTTGACGCGTTAACCATGGCCGAGGCTTGGAAGGCGCAGGGTGTGAAGATGATTGTGTTGGCGTTAGGCACTGACCCGGTGAACAATGGGTCGAGTTGGTCTGAGTTTTTCTTTACGCTTATGGCGGCAGTGGCTAGGCTTGAGCGGCGCAGGATTGCCGAGCGTATGGCTGACGGGAGAAAGAGTAAGGCGCAGGCTGGTGGTTGGATTGGCGGTCATGTACCGTTTGGTTA